GTAAAGTCAAGGGCCTTAGGACTGACAAAAAGTTCTGTTACACTCGTAACGCCGTTTCCGAATTCTGGGACGGTTTCTCCACTGAACAGTGGTGTATTAATTTCGACGATATTGCTTTCATGCATCCTAATAAGGCTACACAAGGCGATCCATCTGTCATGGAATTACTTCAAGTTATTAATGCAATCCCTTTTGTGCCTAATCAGGCTGAACTCAATGATAAAGGACGTACTCCTATGCGTGCTAAGTTGGTTATTGCTACCACTAACACCGAGGACCTCAACGCCCATCATTATTTTTCGTTTCCAAGCGCTGTTCAGCGCCGCTTTCCTTACATTATTGAACCCAAAGTTCGTGAGGAATACGCTTCTCACAATGGATCATTAGACTCTACGCTCGTTCCCCCAGTTACTCCTGGTCAATACCAAGATCTATGGACATGGACAATCAAGCGTGTTTCTCCTGTTCCTATCGGCTCGAATTGCAAGAAGGCTCAAATAGACGTTGTCCACCAGGACATTGATCTCAAATCCTTTTTGAAATTCTTCAACTCGGTCATTGCGACCCACGATGACGTTCAGAACAAAATTCTTGACTCTACTCAACTCATGAGTGAAGTCGAACTTTGCCCTTTGTGCAACCTACCAAACAACCTCTGCTCGTGTGTGGAATCTGACCTTGCGTCACAATCCAACACAGTGAGTTTGTACAACACCAAAAGTGCTTCTGCTCTGTTTGCAGGCGTTAGCATTTTGGGATATGTTTTTCGCAACGAAATCAATGAGACAATTGATCTCATTCGATGCGCATATTCAATCTACTCCCAAGGTTACTCATGGTACTCTTCATATAAGAGTGTCCGTGACTCTGCCAAACATTTTCTTAACCGTTCCATGACCAAATCTTTTTGGTCTGGTATCGGTGAAAAAGTCTACCAATCATTCAATGTTCCCTACGCATTTGCAATCATAGCTACAACGCTAACTGCTGGTATGGGGTTATACTCGTTATTCAAAACACTGTATTCCGAACAAGGAAACTCCGGTGTTACCCCAGTCCCTGATGGTCTGGAAAAACAGAATGTTTGGTTCAAGAAAGACTTCGACGTAGTTCTTCCTGAGGCTACCTCTGCATCTCGATGCTTCGGTCGCCCTTTCGAGGAGATACTTCGCAAAGTCGAACGCAACACCGTTTCTTGTCTAATTTATTTGTCTTGTGGCACCAAAGCCACTAAGACACGCGCATTTTGCGTCGACAAGCAATATTACGTTTTCAACAGTCACACAGTACCTAGTTACAGTTTCAAGATGGACATTATGTTCGTTCCTGATACTGAACAGGTAAACAGCAATTTCACTGTGCAAGTTTCACCTTCTCAACTCTATAGAGATGAGGAAAAAGACTTGTGCATGATGCATCTACCAACCGTTCCTCCTCGGAGCAATCTTGGTAAGTACATTGCTTGTGATGACTTCAAGACTAAGTGCAATGGTTCATACGTCTCTCGTGATGAGACCGGCTGTGCTGAAATCAAACAAATCTTTGCAGTGTCAATTGGCACTGTAAAGGTTGGAAACAACTATACGTCTCGTACTGGTTGGATCGGCAAAGTCGCTGATCCTACTATTGCTGGTTTTTGCGGTCC